CCGACAGCCAGACCAGTGCGTTGACTATCACGGACGGCACCAGCAGTCTTGCTGTGTTTGATTCTACAAACAATCAGGCTGTGTTTGCCAAGGTGGATATTAATGGTGGCACGGTAGACGGTGTGACTATTGGAGATTCTTCCAGCTCGGGGAGTAACAACGTCCTGATGGGGGCAAGTTCCGGTTCTTCTTTCACTTCCGTTACGGATGAGGTTGTTGCTATCGGAAGCTCTGCGATGGCTTCTGGTGGTGGCGGAGTTTCTTCAAACAGCAATTCTGTG